CTGGTTGACCGCGTTGTAGCGCGCCTGAACTTCCGGCGGGATCGTGGTCTGCTGGGTCTGGTACGTCGTGCCGCCCGAGCCGCCCTTGCCGCCACCGAACGCAAGATGCCGCCGCGCAACCGGCGGGACTCCGTCGCGGCCCATGAAGTCCTCGAAGGGGGCCCCGTCGTTCCATATCTTGCGTTCAGAGAACATCAGTGTTCAGCCTTGTTGGTGGCGCCGGTCTCGGCGCCGATCAGCCAGTAGGCGCCGGCGGGCTTCCCGAAGATGCGCTCGTAGAGCCGCACCTTCCCTTCCGTCCGGCTGTTCGACAGGATGCCGATCATCAGGGGCATCTCAAGTTTCGCTGCGGCCGCCTTGGCGAACTCGCACAGCTTGCGCGCGCGGCCGCCCTTGGCGCTGCGGTACTCCGGGTGGACGAACACGCCGCGCTCCTCCAGCACGATCTGGTCGCTGTACCAGAGCTTGCAGGTGCGGAGCAGGATGCCGCCCTCGAAGTGGTCCGCGCCGGGTGCGCCGATCACGCCGCAGATGCCGCCGTCGCGATTGAGCGCGGGCCACACCTCGGCGAGGAGCTTCTGCGCGTCGGGCTGCACGAAGCCGTTCTCCTCGCTGCCTTGCAGGCAGAGATCCATAAATTGATGAACGTCTTCGGGTGTGCCGACGCGTACTCGGATGTCAGTCATCTGCTTCTCCTCAAGCATTGACGGGGTTGCGGACGTGCTCATTAGTCTTTCTTCGGCCCGGGGAGGCTTTCGAGTGTCTTGATGGTCTTCGCGCGGAACTTCTTGACGAACTCGTCGAGGATCCTGTGCCCGTCGTCGAGCGAGCCCTTGCCGAGCCGCACGACGTCCTCGGGGTGGATCACGTACTCGCCGCCGGCGGCGACGATGGGGACCGTCGCGCTGCCGCCCTCCGCCTTGCCCGGCATCGGCGCGTTGTAGGGCAGCACGTCCTCGACGTAGGGTTGGTCGCCTTGGGCGTCGTAAGGCTCGCCAGACTGGCCGTAGGGCGCCCCCGCGCCCGCCTTCGAGGCGCTGTAGAAGGGTGAGCTGAAGATCGACTTGGCGACCTTGAAGCCCGCGGTCGTGTTGCCCTCGCCCATGGCCGAGATGATGTCGGCCGGAATGACGTAGGCCCCGGAGGGAACGTGCATCGGCAGGTGGTCGGTGCGCCCGGCGACGGCGCTGTGGATCGCGCCGGTATGGACCTTGCCGCCGGTGGCGCGCGGCTTGCGCGCGGTGTTCAAGGCGGCAGCGATGGCCTGTTCGCGCGGACGCCCTGACGAGAGCATCTCGCGGATGTTCGCGCTGATCGTGGCCTGCGAGGAACCGCGCTTCAATGGCACTCAGACACTCCGGGTAATAGGGTATAGTACCGCGTGCGGCGTCGCCTCTGAAGATGACGGTATGTCAGGCTACCTGTGTGACGGAGACGATGATCGAGGGCACACCGGGCTCCGCCGGGGGGCCCGCGGTCGCCGCCGCGGCGTATATGCCCGCCGTGGTGGCGGTGCCCGCCATCCACAACTCATAGTAATCGCCCGCGGCCGTGCATTCGAGGTTAATGTTCACGGCGAGGATCGTCGGCTCCGCGTTCAGGCAGACGACCTTCGTGTTGCTGTAGGTGACGTCGGAGCCGTTCTTCCTGAACCAGATCGAGCATGTCTTGTTCGAGGCGAGTGCCTGCACGACGGCGGAGACCACGAAGATGTAGGTGCCGATGGCGGGCAGCGTGATGCGCGAAGCCTTGCCGCCCGAGGTCACGAGGCTGATGCCCGCCGTGCTGTCAGTCGTATTGAAGGTGATGACTTGCGCCGTGTTGGTCGCGGCAATGGTCTGCGTCGTGGTGTCGTAGACCATGATGTGCGGCGTCGGGCCGACCCGGTACGTCATTAGATCACCCCCCAGCCGGTGTTGTTCGATACCATGGTGATGCTCTGGTACTGGACCGGCAGGAGCTGCGTCGCGGCGCCGTCGATGAATTCGCCGCCGGCGGCGGCCACGGTAATGACGCCGGTGCCGCTGTTCTTCACGGTGTAAATCTGGCCCTGAATGCCCGCCGCCGTGGGCAGCGTCACGGTGAACGTGTTGGCCGTGCAGTCGACGACGCAGTCGTTCGCCGTGACCGTGTAGGTGCCGCTGACCGGGGTGTACTTGACCTTCAAGGCCCCGCCGAGGGCCGGCTGAATCAGCGTCAGGAAGTCGCCCATCAGGCGTTGGATGCCGTTGATGGCAACGACACCGTTCTTCTGGGTAGTGAGAATGTCGTCTAATGAGGCCATCAGAATTTCCCGGCGGGAGTGACGCGGTAACGCGGGGCACCGATGCGCCAGAACGTGTCGACGTCGTTGCTCTCGAACTTGATCGACACGAGCCTGCCGCGCAGTCGGGGCGTGATGTACTGGGTCACCTGCGTCATCGAGTACGGGCCGTGGACACGCGGCGTCTGGCCGGGATAGTCGGCGACGTAGAAAGTCATCAGCAGCTCGGCGTTCTGCGCGCCGTTGTAGTAACCCCACTTGAAGTCCGGCCAGACCTGATCGATGAACGACAGCAGGTCGCCGTCCTGCAGGGTGAAGTATCCCGTCTGGAAGCTTGAGGACATCGGCTGGCCGTCAGCATTCGGCGACGTCTCGTGCTGGAAGATGAGGCCGCTTGAGGAACCGCCAATTGGCGGCCCGAGGACCGACTGGTCGATCCACGTCGTCCGCGACAGATATCCGAAGTCCCACCCGCCAGTTGACAAGGAATACTTGACGTAGGCGTCCACCTCGCCGCCACCCGACTGCGTCGGAAAATACCACGCGATCTCGTTGAAGCGAGAGTTGGCCGCCGCGCGGATTTTGGAAACCTGCGTTGTGTCCAGTTCCTGAAATATGAAATCCCACACCGTACACGGCAGCGGCTTCACGCCGTCGCCAGCGAAGACAAAAAACTGCGACTGGCTCATCCAGAAGACAGTGTTGTTCAGGATAGCCATCGCCTTCTTGCCAATCAGGCCGCACCCAACCGCGATCTCGTTGAAATTGTAGACGTCCGGCAGGTTGACGTACTGCATCGACCAAAGCGCGAGGTCGGTCCAGATCAGGCCCTGCTGCGGGCCCTGCAGGCCGCCAACGATGCGGCTGCCCTTGGTCAGCCGGTACGAGCCCGCCTGATTGACCGGCGTCGCGATCCACGAATTGAAGTTGTTCAGGTCGCACCACCGGATCAGCAGATGATCCTGCACGCCCGTGAACGTGGACCCGAGAGCCACGATCTGCCGCTGCGGCATCGCAAGGAACATGCTGTGGTTCGAGATCGGCGCCTGCGGGATGATCTGGGCGTTCAGGAAGCTGGTGGTCGGCGACCACTGGTAGATCGGTCCTCCGGGCTCCTCGTCGAATGTGAGCAGCGACGACGTGTCGGGGCTGGCGATGAGGATCTCGCCCCAGTTGTCGATAGCCCAGTCCGACGCCTCGACAGGGAACCCCGCCGCCGCGACAGGCGCCGCGCCGGTAGAGTACCCTCCGGTAGAGTACCCTCCAGTAGAGTATCCCGTTCCCGCGGGCAGGGGGCCGTAGGTCACGTAGTAAATGTATCGAGCATCACCGCCATTGATGAACCCGGAGGTTGTCGAGGCGGCGTTCTGCGCTGCCTGAATGGTGAACGTGTTTACGGTCGGGACCGTCTGCACAATGTAGTCGCCGGTCAACGTAACGCCGCCAACCGTAGTCGCGATCAGCACAGAATAGGTATCACCCACGGCAAAACCGTGGTCATTCAAGGTGACGGTGACAATTGACGCCCCGCTTGTCGTGTCGAACTCGGCCACGTCGCCGCCGTTAGCCACCGAAGACGTCGCCAGTGCCGGGTCACCCAGCGCGTCGAGGGCCGTGATCTGGTATGTCGTGGACGACGCCGCGACGCAGGGATACACCCCGAACAGGATCAGGCCGCCCACGCTGATGTGCGCGGGGATGTAGACCGCGTCGTAGCTGGTGATGTTGCTGCCGCCGTCGCCCACGGTGCCCGCGACAGTTTGAGGCCCTACCGTGGCATTCAGGTATGACACAGACCCTGCCGATGAGGCTGTCACAGTAGCGGTTGCGTTGAAGCCCGCGGGCGTCACGCCAGCGACAACAACGGTTCCGCCGACGGGGAACACATGCGTGCCCGCGTAGGTAATCGTAGCCGTCGTGCCGTCGCCGGATGCGCTTGTCGTGGCCGCGCTGAAACCGGGGTCGCCGATGGTCACGGTGCTTGAGCCGAGGGTTGTCGTGCAATCCACGGCGGGGTTAGTGTCGAAGACTTGAGGCGTGATGTCTCGCGCCGCGCCTTCATTGATAACGTACAGGTGCCCTTCCGAGGCTCCTGAATTGCCGACAGCGAGGTAGTCGTTCGTGAGGTTGTCACGCCACGCCCACAGAGCACGCGGCGTGCCTGTCAGCGTCGTCGGGTAGAACCGCGACCAGCCGCCCAGTTTTTGAACGAGCCCGAGGTTCTCGCGGTCCTTGATGAAGCGCACAAGCTGAGTGGAGCTGATCGCGGCCTCGTTGAGAGCCGGCGTCCGGTTGAGGTCGACCGTCGGGATCAGCTTCAGGGTGGCGTGCATGCGCTACCCTCGCGACGGCGTTGCCGCGACCGCCGGTGCCATCGACGACCACGCGCCTGCCTCGAACTTCTTGCGGGCCTCCTCGACCAGCGCGCTCTTCAACAGCGTCTGGTACTGCGTCTCGTAGTTGATGGGCATGCCGGGGTCGTTCGGCTGGCTGGCGCCGAGCGCGAAGTCGCGCTGATAGCCGCTGACGAAGACCATGGAGGCCATGAGGAACAGGTCCGGCAGGTACGTGCTGATGAAGGTCGTCGTGTTGGACGCCGACAGGGAGTCGGGACGGACGGTGCCGACGATCTCGACACTGTAGTTGGCGCTCGGCCACGGCGCGATCAGTGCGGTGTTCTGGTTGAGCATGGCCATCCACTGGGGGACGCCCGTCGCGCTGGGGGAGGCGTAAACCGTGTCCATCCAGACTTTGGTCGTCGGCAGCAGGTTGACGCGCGTCCCCGCGTCGGGGTTCGCGGTGCCGACGGGGGTGATGACGTTGATCTCCTGCACCGTCACGAACTGGGAAATCGGCCATGTGATCTGGCGGCTGCCGGTCGCGCACGCGAACCCGGAGGCGGCGGTGACCGTCGAGAGCAGGTCGAGATCGCGGTAGATGCGGTTCTCGGCGTAGGTGATGCACTGCGGCAGGTTGGCGACGAAATTGACGTCCGCCGGATCCACCACCGCGAGGTTGGCCAGCTCGGTGACGAACGTGGCG